GATATGACGGTCAAAAACAACCAGGCTCTTGCTAAGTCAGCCTTTAAACCAAAGGGTTCTACTAATTTTAATAACGACCTTATAGCTATGAGAAGACTCCAGGCGTTTGTAGAGTATATCTATGCTCATCAGCCTAGCATGTTTGAAAGTGCCTATAGGTTTGCAAGTGAGTCAGTCGTAGACAATGAGTAATAAAATAAGGTTCTACGCTTTTAGGTCTTATGACGATGAGTTTGGCGTAAGGTTTATACCCTACGATGCAACCAAGTTTGAGCTAAAGGCAATTACAAGCAACTTTGATGCTAATGCTTTGTTTAATAAAATGAAGGCAAACTGCGAAGGATACGTTCCCGCATACAACCCAGATAAAAATTATACAGAGAACCTGCAGGACTTACAGGCAAAAGTAGGTTTCTGGCCTATTCCTTTATCACATCAATCTGTATATGAAGATATACCTATAGAGTATGATGATGAGTGGACAGAAGAAACATCACAACCAAACTACAAACATCGTTGGGAACTAGAAGACCGCAAGGAGTATTACTTCCCACCTAAAGACGAACCACCATTTTAAGGAGAAGCAAATGGAAAAAATAAAAGAACTAGAAGCATACCCGTTTGAAGAGCGAGGTGATGCCTTAATATATGCAGATATACCCAACGAGGTTTATCATTCAGAGGTAGGGATAAGCAGTAGCACCCTGCGTAAGTTTGGTCATTCCCAGCTACATGCTGTTAATGATGTGCAAAAGACTACAGATGCTATGAACTTTGGGACTGCTGCTCACTATATGTTGGTGGAGGGAGAACAGGCATATAACCAAGAGGTAGCTGTACTAATGGGGTCGCCCTATACCAAAGCTTATAAAGAGAACAAAGCAGATATGTTAGAGCGATACGATTGTGTTATCAAAGAAATAGAAGACACTCATATTAAAGGTATGAAGGCCAATATTATTGATGAGGCTGACATGTATTTACAAGCAGAAGGCAAACTACCAGAGGCTAGTTTCTTCTGGTATGAGGATAAAGTTCTTTGTAAATGTAGGCCAGATTTAATATGCCCGCCTTTTAAAGATTTGTATAAGCCTGGTGAGATATATGTTGTTGATTATAAAACAACCAAGTCTTGCGACCCAAAAGAGTTTGCCGACTCAGTTAAGTATTGGGGATACGACATGCAAGCCGCTTGGTATCGTAGAGGTATGGAGAAAGCTGGATACAGCGTTAAAGAGTTTGCCTTTGTTGCCCAAGAGAAAGTTCCGCCTTATGCCAGTAAAGTCTTTGTTATTACTAACGAGCAAATGGATAAGGCTTGGGATAAGATGCAAGTATTTTTAGATGCTTATAATAAATATTTATATGATGGTATAACTACTATTTATAACTCTGACAATATTGTCACTTTGGACCTGGAGGATTAAATGAGGTTTTGGAGAAAAGTTCACAACATAATAGATAGAGCGTGGCGACATACCCACGCTTCTATTATGTATTACTTTGATAATCGCAAAGACGAAGTAGATATAGATTGGTTAAATATGCACAACAATATAATGGAGAAACAAAATGAACGACCCAATAAATCCAAATCACTATAAGGACGGCGAAATAGAATGTATTGACGCTATGGAGGCCAGTATGACACCTGAAGCTTTTGCTGGTTATTGCAAGGGCAATGTAATCAAATATGTATGGCGTTATGAAAAGAAAGACCGACTAGAGGGTTTGCTAAAAGCTCAATGGTATCTCAATAGATTGATTCAAAAAGTAGAAGAGCCGTCTATGGTTTCTTTGGAAGATGTTGAGATTGAAGAAATGGCCAGCTCAAATATAAGCCAACACCTCTAATCTTTTTTGTGGAGGTTGATGAAATACTCAGCCTCTACAACAGCTAAGGTCTTAGACCTATTCCTTTTAATAATAACTAATGGTTGATGCTTTCCGCAGTTAGCAGATGCTTGGTCGTATGCTTTCCAGATGTTTAAAGACTCCTGGCACTTACACTCAATAGAATAAGGAAAGGCATCTCTTGCCTCTTTACTCATAATTACATCTTCTCCACCAGCACCCATTGATGTTGATTTAACATTCTCTGGATGTATGTCTAAGAGTTCAATAAGTTTGTCTCTCACCCATTGTTGGAGTTTTCGACCTTTTTGTTTTGCTGATTGTGGTTTCATAGTATAGTGCTAGGTTGGGTTTTGAGAGGTATTTACGGAGTTATACGATACCCTATAGACCCCTAGCGGAGCCTGTTATTTTATAAAGAAGGTTTAGCTGGCTTGCCAGTCTCCGCTGCAGCCATACTAGGTGGTACTTCTGCCTTAGTAGGCGGAGTAAAACCATCTCCTTTCGGAGTTCTAAACGCAACTATCTCATTTTGTGTATCTGGATAGCTAGGATTGTCACTTTCTTTCTCAGAAAAAGTACAAAGCAAAGTTTTACCTTGTAGATCTTCTGCGTTAGTAGGTGGTGTATCAAGACCAACTGCAGTAAGCAAACGTTTAAAGTCAGAAGCTGCGTAGCCTCTAATTAGTTCTTGCTTCTCGGCATCATCATTCTTATACCAAAGACTAAAGTATTTTCTAACAATCCATCCGTTAAACTTTGGCTCGTTATGTACCTTAACTTCTAGCTTGATACTTTCATTACCAGCAGCAGATACATGTTTAGTGCATTCGCTAATAACACAATTATAATCACCTTTCGGTATATAAGAGGATGACTCCTCTTCCCTGGATTCTACGTTTGTAAAATCAATTCCATCAAAGTCAGACATTATGCTTCTCCTTTAAATCCTAACTTGTTAATAATATGTGATAGGTTAGGTTCCTCTAAGGCCTCTAACTTACCACTCCTATCTTTAGCGATATAATTAGCGCCAAGAGTTGTTTGCAACCAACGTTCGGTTGACTTTTTACCTTTGTCATCTTCGACATCAAATGTTCTCAAACATAACACTTCATCAAAGAAGTAAGGTATTTGCGTAGGTAGTTTAGCCCCAACCATCATAGGTTGGTAGTGCAACATACCAGTAGCTTCATCTCGTACCTCTTGCTGTTTAGCAATAAATACAACATGTATGGGAAGATCTCTAAATCTACGCATCGTCTTAGTCATTATCTGAATGACCTCGCCATACGCTTTTCTAGGATCCTTGCTTTTCTTCAACTCGTTGCCCAGAACAATCTCTGACATTTCTGTCACGCTGTCTAAACAAACGGTATCGTAGTCTAACTTGCCGCTTTCTAGTAGCTGTGCAATTTCTTCTATTTCAGCTGCTTCTTTGACTTCAATAGCAGTCACGTTCTTAGCGTCTTTAATAGATAGAAGTCCAGCTTCCATACTTACAACAAGGGTCTTTCCAGGTACGGTCTGACAAAGAGTTGTTTTACCAGCTCCAGAGATTCCGTAAACTAGAAGTTTAGCACCTTGCATTTCGACCAAATCGCTCGGGCTTTTAATACGACTTATAATATCGCTCATATCATTTCTCCTAAAGATAAAATAATAGTATACAGATAAAAATATTGGCTGTATACTTTTAGTTCAAAATAAATTTATACAAAAAGCAACTATGAGCGAAGTCAATAAAAATCAATGGAAAGTGAATTATTTATACAGGCTTAGGCAAATAGCTGATAAAGGACTTGAACCTTTATATGCTAACAGGCTGGAGCCAGAATACAAGGAGAGAGAAGTGGAAAGAATTAGTTTAAAAAGATATATAGAATTTATAGGAAATTCTGGAGCAGCAAAATTATTTGAATGCTCTGAAGCAACCGTCAAATCCTGGAGGTATGATCGAAGACAACCTTCAATTAAACAAGCAAAAAAAATAATTAAAGCTGCTAATGGTAAGTTAGATTTTGAATCTATCTACGGCTCTTTAGAAACTACATTTGAAGAATAGTTTAAGTGTTCAACGTCAAGGCAACAGCAGAAGACTCTGCGTTGGATCTAGCGCTTGCTTATGCGGAATCTGGTTTTAGTGTAGTACCTTTATTACGCCATAACAAAGTTCCTCCCAGAGAACTTGGAAGCTGGGAAAGATTTAAAAGCGAACAACCAACGACTTTAGAGATAACTAGATGGTTTCAAGGCCGCGATGATTTAGTCGTAGCTTTAGTGACTGGTAAGTTTTTAGTTATAGATGC